GCGCGAGCATGTGCACGTGCAACACCGTCTACTAACATAGGCATAAGGTTAATCAGTACTTGCTCATCTGTATCATTGTCTAGGTATGAGCTAGAGATCAGACGATAAACGTTCATGATTACTTGTTGTGCATCATATGTATTTGCAGTAGTTTGAGGGTTATTTACTAAATTACCATCAAAGTTCTCATAGGTAGCATCAAGAGTAGCTCCAGCTTGCCATGTGGCCATGTTAGTGTCACTTTGAACCGGCATTACTGTAGACGCACCATTTACTGGGATTTCACGGAAAAGTTTCGCAACTTTAGTATGAACAGTAATTTCTTTCTGGATATTATCTTGAATCTCTTGATCAAGAAGTGGCGCTTCATTAGCATATTCAATACCAGCTTTTTCAAGCATTTCCGAGCCATATTTAGTGCTCCAACCTTTATTAGTCATAACACCAAGCATGTGAGCATACATAAGCTCTTTGCCATTCTCTTTAATCCAAGTTTTAACATCACCAGTCCCATTACGGTCAGTGAAGAAACGCTTAGAATTACGCATGTCTTCAAGTTCTTTAGCAGCATCAGCTAGATCAGCTTTATACTTCTTAAGAGTCTCTTCAACATCCATATCTTTCTGCTTGAGTGCTTTTTCTAAGTCTTCTACAAGACGCTCTGCACCCGTGCGGGCTGTTGCGTCTGCAGCAGCTTGCGCTTCTTTTGCAGCTTTTTCACGAGCAGCTTTTTCTGCTGCTTCTTTCATTTCTTGCTGAATTTTAAACTCTTTGGCAGTAGCAGCTGCTGCTTCTCTTGCCGCTTTTTCAGCTAGTTCTTCCATTGCGAGTCTTGTTGCCTCGTCCATTTTGATCTCCATTTGAGAGGGATTTCCCTCTCCTGCCGGTGTAGTGTTAGCTGCACTAGAGGAATTATCCTCCTTGTCAACATTGTCCAGACCGGCTGGATTATCTACACTATTAGTGAAAGTTTTTTTGAAATCTTCGTATTCTTCAGTAGACTCGAATGATTTCGCCAGAGAAAAAGTAGCTGCTTGATTACACGGTATAGATACAACCGAGTTTTCTAGTAATTCAGCATCCTTAATCAATAATCCGTAAGTTTCTTCGATATAATCGGCGTCCTTGATCAAGAAACTTACTGAAAAAGCTCCAAGTACACCATCTTTAATTAAATCATAGATCTTACCCGCGGCCTTACTAATGCGAGCTTTAATATATAATCCATTATCTTGTACTTCGATATCCGTAGCTCTACCAATTGGTTCGTTCGGATTATGATTAAACAAAATAACAGGGTTATTTTTGAAATTGTCTAAACCCCCTTTCTCCCATGCTTCTTTAGCTATGACGTCGCCTGCGCGATCTACAGCATGGGTACTAGCCATGCCTTCGATAAACAGTTCTCCGTCTTTATCTAGCTTTTTAGCAATCGGAGCTAAGAGTTGAAATACCTTATTAGACATTATTCTTCCTCTACTGCTTCCTTAACAGGCTTGCTCTTTAAAGCGTCTGTCATTTTCTGCTTGAGTTTAGCTTCTTCTGAATCATAATTCAGAGTCGCTAAAGCCTCTTCATCAGATACTACATGTTCCATTTTTTGGATTTCTGCCCATATATCGGGCTGTGAGTTTTTTATAAATCTAATTGCCTTACTCCAGCTACCATACAGTTTCTTAATTGTAGAAATACGTAAGGGCACTGGATTAAAGGCTCTATATTCTGCTTGGGGAAGTATTTTACCCTGCTCTATGAAAAATAAACCTAGATTACCTGCTGCAGTTACTTTTTGTCTGATTGAAGCCATATTTTATTCCTTTTCTGGGGGCTTGTCATCCCCTTGTGGAGGTTTACCGCCCTCTGACGGATTTGCGGCACTACCCGCAATATTTTGAGGTATGCGTAATTCGTCACTTTCCTCACTTTCATCTTTTTCGAAGCCTAATTTATCACGAGCTTCATTAGGGGTGATAATACCTGTATTAACTAAAGAAGAATAATACTCGGATTGATCTTTTAATTCTGGTTGTAATCCTGGAATATCTGTAGTATCTTCTTTTAAACTATATCCAAAAAATCTTTCTAAGCCTGCATTAATTTTACGCACTATAGGTAGTATAGTTTCTAAATAATACATTCTCATATTTGGGCGCAAATTAGCATTATTGCCTGAATCTAACATAATGGGGGGTATACCTAACGCTTTTAATATAATCTTTTCATTATCTGATATTGCTTGTTGGAAATCTAGGTCTCTAAAATTAACATCAGATATTGAATCAATTTCTAGCCCACCATCTAATACTAAGGGTCTTTTACCCCCAGTATTAGGATTGTACTTACTCATCCACGAAGATATCATTCTAGTTTTAATCTTCTCGGACAAAGTATTCGGGCTTTTAATTACAAGTCCTGGTACTGCACCATTATCAAAGAAATTATCTTGAAAATCACGCATAGATTTCATAAGATTCATTGTACGTAAAGCAGGTTTTAGGCGGGAAACTCCTCTGTAGATTGTACTAAAAGAATTATCTTTAATATGTATAATCTCATCAGGGAAATAATCCCTATCACCATCGAACACATACTTTTTAACGTAAGTAGTCTCACTACCTTCTATTGTCATTCTGTTGGCTGGCATATGATAAATATGTGAACCATCAAAATAAATAAAGATGTTTCCATCTAAAATAAAGTCAGTTATAAGATTACGTCTAAATGTACTTATATCCATAAACGGGTTGGGTTCATGATTAAGTATCCTATTAACCCTTACCTGTTTTATACCTTTTACTACACTAATACCTGGCGCCTGCTTTCCTACAGTTACCGGGATTTGGGCCGTATCGTCAACAATCATATTAACGCCACGATTTACAATCTCTATTTCATCATATGCTCTATAGTAAGACCATATAGGTTCTTTAGAAGACTCTACCTTACCTCCGCCAATCTCTGGTTGAGAGGGATTAAGCTTTTGAACTTCTTCCAATTTTTCTAGAAGTTCTTGCTCAGTATATTCTTCCTCTAATTTGAACGGGTTACGCCATGCCATGTTTATTCCTTTGTATTTCAACCCAACGCATCTGCTTTTTAGCAGTGCCTAGGCCGGGATTCTTTCCATAAACTGAATGGAGACGCAGATGGTGAGAGTGACAAAGAGTAACTGCATGTTCATACAATTCCTCCATATGTTCCTCAATAAACCTATCGCGCCATTCCAAGACATTCTCTGGATTGAGTCGGTTTAATTTAACCCAGCGGTGAAGTAAAGGACTTAAACTATAATGGTGGTGAAAGTCCAGCTCTTCCGTTGAGCCACAAATACGGCACTCGGTGCCTTTATCATAACGAGCTTTTGCTTTATCTCTTACATATTTTACGAGGTCGCGTTTTAAATTCATTTTCTATTACCAAAATTATATCGTGTCGAGGGTGAAATGTCAAATACTATTTTTCTATGCTGTACATAGAACTCAGTTAGAAAGTTCCTGTCATTTTATCGTCAAATGTATATCTAGCTTTAGTGCCATATAAGTCGTATGCAGGGCCAAGGGCACGTACTTGAAGATACCATACACCTTTCTGATCTACCTCATCAACAGCTTGTGTTGTATATCTTATAAAATGTTGTGTATTTTCTAATACATAATCTACTCCATCTGCATCAGTCCACTTCCCAGTAGTACCATCTGGCTTAGTATATCTAAGTTCCAGTGAAGTATAATCGGATACATCTAAGTCTATCTTAATAGATATTTCTAATCCTATTGCAGTTATAATTGCTTTATTAACCATTGTGATTCCTCTTATCGACAGTCTTTTATTATGCTGTCAATGCTGATGATAGGCACGATAGGTCCATAAGCGACAGCATTATCTATTATATCTCCATCCATCTCTATCGTATTAATTATTGGGCCTGTTGCATAAGCCATGACAATTGGGCCTTCTATTTCAATTGTATTAACTATCGGAGCATGTATACATATTCTCGCAGTTATGTATTCTTTAGTAGCATCTAGTGCTATACCGGTAACAGTAGCTTGACCAGCAGCGTTAGCTACTGTTGTATCTATGTAAACAGTTATAGCTTGCGCAGTTGCTGTACCTGCTGCATCAAGTACAGTATTTACAATATTAGCAGTATCAGCTTGTGCAGTAGAACCACCTGCAGTACTAAACTCAGATGTTATTATAATTGCAGTATCAGCTTGTGCAGTCGCTACACCATCTGAACTAGCTACACTTGCATGAGTATATGTAGTATCCGCTTGAGCAGTCGCTACACCATCTGAAGTTGCATCAGCTCCGCCTGCTGCAGAGTCAGATGCATCGGCTTGTACAGTAGAAGTACCATCTGAGCTGATTTCTACCTTAGCAGTTGCACCCGTATTAGCTTGTGCAGTCGCTATACCATCAGAGCTAGCTACACTTGCATGAGTATATGTAGTATCAACTTGAGCAGTCGCTACACCATCAATACTAAATTCAGACGATAGTATAATTGCAGTATCAGCTTGTGCAGTCGCTACACCATCAGAACTAATTTCTACCTTAGCAGTTGCACCTGTATCTGCTTGTGCAGTCGCTACACCATCAGAACTGATCTCAGTTAATG